CCTCGCTTTGGCACTCGCTTAATACGATCTTGCTTGAATGAACGGAATACTGAGGGAACTCCCTTGATAATCTCAAAGCAGTCTACCCAGTCAGCACCAGTAAGTGTATTGGTTGTAACGCCCATAAACTTAAACCTAGCACCCCATTCACCATGCACTTTAATTATATCACCTTGCTGCACTGGAAAACCGTCAATTTCCATATATGGCTCAGTTACAAAATAGCTTGGCTTTACTACTGCCCTTTTTCTTCTACCCATTTCTCTCCTTAGCAATTTTTAATAGAACAAGGTATCCAATTAAATCGTCAATATCATTGTCTCCAGGGTATTCCATGCCCCTGGCAAAACGAGAAAGCTTGTCATCAATACGAACTAGCAGCTGCTCAATAGCATTTGACTTTGAAAAAATGCGTACGGGGTCTAGTGCTGAATCTCCGTATGCTACGTTCTTTTCTTGCAGCATAACGCTAATGTCTTTGCATACCCTAGCAATATCATTCTGCGTTGTTAACAACTGTCGGCTCTGCCTTTCTTGCGTAGCATCGGTTACAGGTCGTATATGTTAGCCCAGTATATGGGCAGGAAGCAACAGAAGTGTCTGTGTGCTTACAGCCAAGTGCTTTAGCCCGTGCCCTGGCTACTTTAAATAAGTGTTTAATAATTTTCATTTATCGTTTCGATTTCTTAAATCCAAATTTAGCAAGGTATACATATATTGTTTCTACGCTAGTTCCGCACTCTTTTGCAATCTCCTGCGGAGTCTTACGATCAATAATATATCTTTTACCTAGCCATGTTTTATTTGTATATAGTTTAGCAGAAAATGAAGTCATTGTCAATACCCTCCTAAGTATGATGAATTATGTAATGCCCTATGGCTATGGCATCTGCAATATCATTATCGTCAATACTAACATCATAGTTAATATTGACAAACTTAATTGTTCTCTGTTTTCTAAATTCTCTTTCATAATTTTTATACCAAGAGGCCGACTTGTCTGGGTACTCTTTACGGATTTCTAGCTTTTCTGATTTAGTCAGTGCCTTGTTTCCAATTCCGTTCTGCCAGGTTATGGGTGGCACCCCCAAACAATTTTTAATTTTAGCAGACGATAGCCCCGCCATGATTGCACCCTGAACCATAGATAGCTCTGACATGGTCTTTGGGCTATTCATAAAAACAGCTCTTTCCATTACTGCAGTGTGTATCCAGTCATGCTCAAACTCTCCTAAAATTAGGTTGTTTATATTTGAAATTTTTTCGTATATTGTTTGTCCGCCAAAGCTTATTTTTCCGTATCTCTCTAAATCTTCTCCATCAAAGATTGCATAGGCAAGATTGTTTGTGCTAGCATCTATGGAACAAAGCCTAGCCATCTTTGCTCATTCTACGAATGTCTCTTAATGCACCCTTAACATCTGGTGGATTGACAATACATTTTACGCACAAATCTTCGTCATTGTATACGGACAGCTTGCTGTCACAGTTTTTGCAAGTCTTAGGCTTTTTGTGTTGCTGCTTTCTTCTATTGGCGATATATCTATCAGCAATTTTTTCTTTAGTAGCCTCTTCTCGGCACCCTGTTGAACAATATATTTGATAAGAAACTTCTGTATCAAACTGTGTATCGCACCACTTACAATATTTGGTTTTCATCTATCGGCTCCAAGGAATTAATCTTTGTCTCTCCCTTGCCAGCCTCATCGCAAACCGCCCGAATTGGACAGGTTTTGCAGATCTTGGAATTAGACCTATAGTTCTTTTCTGGAAGCTTTTTGTCCTCCCAGGCCTTGCGAACTGTCTTCATCCAGTCAAATGTCTGGTTTACCCACTTGATATAATAATCGCTAGCTTCTACTGGAATAACTAGTAGATCATGATTATTTTTATTTTCATAAATAAGAACTGCCTTAGTCTTATTAAGAATTCTCATATAAATTAGTAGCTGAATTAGGTGACCAGTTTTTGGTTTGCCCACCCTCTGTCGATACTCAAAGCCCTCCATGGGCATAGTCTTAATTTCTCCGAGCAAGTCTTCGCCTGCCCAATCAAGAATTACATCGCCAAAGCCAAAGATTGGTGGGTCCTCCCACGTAACTTTAAACTCAGAGTCTTTAAGAATGCCTGCATCTTCCATGGCTTGCTGAATACGCTCATGTGACTTGGTACCAGATGTCATGTTAGCACCGCCATAAGCATCTGCGTTATCCGTAAAGTCGGCTCCCTCAAATGCTAAATACCAGTATCTGGGGCACTCGCCATGGGAAAATGCTATTGTGCTAGGGGCAAAAGTTTTCTTTGTTTGGAACTTGGTCCCACGCTTGGCAACATACCCATAATTAATTTTGTCTATTAGCTCTTGGGTATTTAAAAAAGACTTCTTTTGCTGAGCAGAGTCTGCCTTTAGCATTACTTGCTGTAGTAAATTTTTAGCCATCATGTCTTAACGAGTTATATACTTTAGAGCTGCAACAAGGTCATTGACTGCTTCTGCTGTTGTAAAGTATATATTTTTCTTCGCCCGATCTCCCTTTTCTACATTGACCATCCAGGTTGCCCTTAGTGACATCTTAGCTGCAATAGCCTGTAGCCTAACAATTTCAAGTGTTGCTACCTGAATTGGAATATCTGGCTTTAAGATTAGCTTGGCAATGGTGGTGAGTGCCTGGGTTAGCTCTTCATCTTGCATGAAGTCCGCTATCTCAGACAGCCCATTAATTTTATCTATTGTACTTGTTTCTTGTTCCACCATTATATTATACCACGAACTCAGACTCTATAATTTTTTGCTTCTCTGTGCTTGTCACATTACCCTTGCCAACAAACCATGGAAGCAGCTCATAATACAAATCAATCAAAAGGTTAACGTCCTGTACTTGATACTTCTTCATTTCCTTCCAGGCTTTGTCATCGCCGTCCATACACTTTAGCCACAGGCTAAACCCAGAGTGCTTTACCTTTGCACCTACCCCAAGTCGCTGGGCAACATAGTCAAGCTTGTTTGATGGAAAAGCAAAGTTTGCTTTTGTTATAGACATAAGATCTAGGTCCTTTACTGGAGAAGGTGGCTGCATGCCATTCTCTAGAAATTCTCTGTTGATGTGCTTGTGGTCAAACGCTGCAGAGTTCCACCCCACCAAAACATCAGCTTCGTCCATAAGCCTGTGAAGCTCTTCTAGCATTGCCTTCTTTCCATCATGATGTACTGACTTAAAGATTACTTGCTTTTTGCCTAGCCACCTTGCACCAAAGCATAGCATCTCTGTCGGCTCAATGATCTGATCAATAGTGACATTCTGATCCCAGAGTCCCCAGACATACGCTTTAATTGGTGTTGTTTCAATATCTAGCATTAGTATTTTTTTCATTTTGATTCCTCAATAAGCTGCTCCAATAGAGAGAACTCTATAATTGCAAGCCTTGTCTTCCTGATTCCTTCTCCCAGAACAACCACGATTGCGGGGTCATTCTTATTTTTCATTGCATCGGTTACGGCCTTTGCCCAGTTGTCCTGGTTTACAGTGAAGCCTTTTGGATACTCCTTAAAGTCAACGGTAAAGTTTTCCCAAGTGGCATCGCCTTTCTTGGTATTACGACCAGAGTTTTTATGTTGTCTAGCTCCAATTCGTTTACTTTCCGCTTTCTCGCTCATAATCTTTCTTTTTCTTTTTCTTTACATCCAAGCTAACTTTGGTAAGGTGCTTTTGACTGCACACCCACGTTAACTCTTTTGCTTCTATATAGTGCCTTAATGATTTTACCACTTCCTTGCACGTGTGGCAAGGAAATTTTCCTGGATGAACCTCATACTTATTGCTCATTTAATAGCCCAACTAGCTTATCTCGATACTCTTTATTTTCTTTTACATACTTTACAAAAGCATCACGGCCCTGAATCTTTTCGCCATTTTCTAGCTTGTACCAAGCACCCGTACGCTCTACGAGTCCTAGCATTTCTGAGGTATCTACAAGATCTCCTACCGAGTCTATTCCGACATGGTCTCCCTTAAAGTAAAAGTCATACTCAGAAGTCTCTCCTGGAGCAGATGTTTTAGAGTTTGTAACTTCCCACCTAACACGCCTACCCACCTTTTGTTCAATAAGCTTGTCTCCTATCTTTATCTTGCCCTTGATGGCTTGACCATCAGAGTTAGAAGAAAATAATTTAACAATTGTTGAAGACATAAATTGGGTAGAGTTTCCTCCCGTTGGCATTGGCTGTGTGTACATTGCCTGAATATTATTTCTAGACTGAGAGATTGCTACAACAAGTGCAGGCTTGTCCCTATTATTGGCCCAATTAATCATTAGCCATGCATGGGATAGGTCCTTAGATGTCGCACCAATCTGCTTAGTATTTTCTAGTGCCTTTAGCTCATCAGAGTCTTTCTCAAAAAACACTGCTGGCAAAAGAGAGCTAATACTATCTATCACAATCATATCTACTCCAGCATTGATTAGTGCAATTACAACATTAGTCATGTCATTAATACTGCGAGCTTCTGAATAGATAAGCTGTTCTGCATTTACCCCCAACTTTTTTGCCCACTCTTCGTCATACGACATTTCAGCATCAATCCAGGCACATAGCTTTCCTTCTTTTTGTGCCATAGCAACTGTTTGAAGGCAAAGAGATGACTTGGCAGATGCCTTGCTACCCCACAACAGAACTAGCCTGCCGTATGGAAAGCCCCCTCCTAGTGCACGATTTAGGCCTGCACTGGGTGTTGGTTGGAACTCTGTTGAAATTCCGATTGCTGGCTGGACTTTTGCCCTTATCTTAGGGTCTAGCAAAGCCATTGCTTGTTCAATTGTTGTCAATTACATCCTCCAATATGACCGTTCCGTCTTTTGTTTTACCTAGGCTTAGGTTGTATGCCTTGCCCTCTTTAATTTTCATATATGCCTTTGGAAATGCTGTGGGAAATACTGTTATTGAGTGTAGCTCCCTGGCAACATCTGCCACAGTCATTGATGCCATTTTCTTCCCAGCCTTTGTTGTGCGTGACTTAAAAGATACAACAAAAAGCTCATCTTCTTTATACGGCAAGCTCTTGTAGTTTAGATATCGAACCAATGCCGAATCTGCCTTGCTTATCTCGTCTGCAGGGACATAATGCACAATGCGATTATCAGTAGCCAGTAACAGGTACGTACGGCCTGGCTCAATTTCAGTTTGCTCTTCATCAAATATTCCTATGCTTCCAGTTTTGTCAAGAACTTCTACTCGTGACCATCCCTTGCCACGCTTAATGCTTTTGACCATTCCCATTAAGATAAAAGATCCCTTTTCTTCAAACTCTTCCACATCATTAATAAATGCATAATAGTGCGGTGGAACAGAGACATTAAACTCTGGAAGGTTTAAAAACTCATAAAGGTTAGTCCTTACTTCATCATCGTTCCTAGGGTTATCTTCAAAAGTTGCTGCACCAGTTACCCTCAATGCTTGCAATGATCTTGTGTTTACTCCGCTACCCTTTTGCATAGTAAACTCTTCTAGCTCTTTGTATGACTTAAATGGACGCTTTGCCAAGAACTTGCTGGCAACATTATCTGAAATGTACTTAATGCCAGTAAGTCCAAACCGAATGCCCTTGCCTTCAATCTTAAAGTCTGCATCAGAATCATTTACGTGTGGCAGCTTAATAGAAATGCCCATACGCTTGGCCTCAATCAAATACTCGGTGCGTGCGTCCTTATCTTTTTCATTCTTAAGGATAGAATATATAAACTCAAGTGGATAGTATGTCTTTAGCCATGCCGTCCAATACGAGAGCGTAGAGTACGCCACAGCGTGAGACTTATTAAACGAATACCCAGCATGGGCCTCAAAATCAGACCATAAATCCCTTGCGAAATTAGGAGTGAGATACCTTGAAGCACCTTCAACAAACTTTTCTCTAAATTGATCGAACTCTTTTGCATCCTTCTTCTTTCCAATAATCTTACGAACCTTGTCAGCCTCTGCCATTGTCATACCGCCAAGGTTTACACAGGCTTGCATAACCTGCTCCTGGTACAAAATACACCCATAAGTTTCTGAAGTAAATTCTTTCATAACTTGATGGTGATAGCCGATATTCTGCTTGCCCTGTTTACGAAGAATATAGTCCTTACCAATAGTATTCATTGCACCTGGGCGAACTAGTGCATTGGAAGCTGCAAGTTCTGCAAAATTCTTTACCCCCATCTTGACAAGTAGGTTGGTATAAGGCGTTGCTTCACACTGAAAAACACCCTTTGTAAAGCCGTCAGAGAGCATCTGGTAGACTTTTGGGTCCTCCATGTCTATAGATAGTAGGTTAATTTTCTTATAGTGTCTTTGCTCAATAATATCTAAAGTGTCTCTTAAAACTGATAGTGTTTTAAGGCCTAGTGCATCAATCTTAATAAGACCGATACGCTCTGCCTCTTCCATGTCTACCCCTACTACTGGGATTCTTTCTTTTGTACCTGGAGCCGTACGAGTTTCCATGGGAGCATACCTAAAAATAGGATGCTTAGAGGTAACAACACCAGCAGCATGTATGCCAGTCCCACGAATACGCCCACGCAGTTGATCGCCATATTTTTCAATCTCTGGATATTTTTCTCTAAACCACGCTGCTTGTTTTGATGTACAGTAGTCATCCCAAGTGTCCACCACCTTCATTACTTTGTTAACATCCGTTAATGGGATATGTAGAACACGTGCAATATCACGAACAACACCCTTGTCTTTAAACTGCAAGAATGTTGCAATCGATGCTACGTGCTTATATTGTCTAACCAGATAATCTTTTACTTCATCACGACGGGAGTCTTGAATGTCTGTATCAATATCTGGAAAATCATTACGCTCTGGATTAATAAAACGGAAGAATAGTAGTCCGTGCTTAATTGGATCAATGTCGGTAATCTCTAGTGCATAGCAAAGCAAGGAGCCAGCAGCTGAGCCACGGCCAGGACCTACAATAATTCCCTCTTTCTTTGCCCAGGCAATCATAGAGCGAACAACCAAAAAGTATGGGCCAAAGTTTTTGTCTTTAATTACTTCAAGCTCTTCGTCTAGCCTAGCCACATACTCATCACTAAGGACTCCACGTTTTTCTAAACCAGCCATGGCTAGCTCCCTAAGTTCTGCATCAGGATTTTGATATTGTACTGGTAGCAGATCTAGGTGATCCTTAATCCCGTAGTCTTCAATCTTGTCTGAGACTTCATGAGTTGCTAGGTACATGTCTTCTCTGTCAATGCCTTGTGCTTTCATTGCACTATGCATTTCTTCATCTGAAAGCAAGTGAATGTCAAAATTAGCAAATGAAATCTGCCTTTCTCCGTAGAGATAGTTAAGCTTATCCATGAGGTTGTCATACTTTAAAGACTTCTCATAGGTAGCACTCTTTTCCACCTTATTGGCATAAGAGTTAAGGATGAGCTTAAGTTCTTGAATTTCTTTTTGACTGGTATCAGAGTGGTGGCAGTCTGGAGTAACAATTGGAGTTACACCGTACTTATCTGCCAGCTCTAGTAGCTGCTTGTTTACTTCTGGTGGGTTGTGTGGCATTACTTCAATGTAATAGTCCTCACCAAATACCCGCTTGTGCCACTCAATAATTCTCTTGGCCTCTGCCAACTCTTCGGCCTCAATAGCCTTTGCTAGGGCACCAGAGAGGCACCCAGATAGGACTATAAGCCCCTCTGAGTACTTCTCTAGCACCTCGTAGTCAAAGCGTGGCTTTTTGAAGAACCCTTCAGTCCACGCAATTTCGTTGAGCTTGTTAAGATTTTCTAGACCTGTTTGATTTTTTGCAATAACAATAATGTGATTATATACAAGGTCTAGTAGGCCGTCACGAACATCTGGTGCACGCTGATCTTTTCTATCCGTTGTAATGTATCCCTCAATACCAAGAATTGGTTTAATGCCCTTTTCTTTGGCGATACGATAGAACTCTCTGTGCCCAGAAAGTGATCCGTGGTCCGTAATTGCAAGAGACTTCATGCCCAGTTCTTGGGCACGAGTCAAATACTCTTCAGGTGTGGCAATGCCATCAAATAAAGAGTAGTGCGTGTGGACGTGAAGGCCGTTATAGCTCAACCTATCTCCTACCAGTCAAGATTTGAAGAAGTGACTGATGGAGCATCAAAGCCGAGGTAGAATGCCTCTTGCTCTGCGTATGGAATCTTGTTTAGTGCAGACTCCAATGGGAATGGCTCAATTCCATCCCATGTGAACGGCTCCTTGTCTGGAGCTGTTGGAATTAGAGTATAGTTGGTCTCAGTTCCCTGGCCATTTCGCTTTAGCTTCCATGTAACATTAGAAATGCTTCCAGTATCTAGAGCATACTCACGAATTGTATTGAATACAGACTGCTTGCTTACACCCATTGACCAGATGGCAACGTAGGGATCTTCAAGGCCGTCATCAACAAGAACGTTGCAGTAGAAGCGAAGCTTTGACTTCCAGCCAGAGTTTGCCTTTGGGTCCTTGCGGTACATCTCCTCAGCAAAGTCACGGCCATCGGTATCCATTGTATCTACAGCCTTACGCTTGTAGTCCTTTGGGTTCGAGTGCTCCTTTACTACAAGTGCGAGACCTCGATTGTCAGCATAGCTAGCACTATCTTCGTCTAGCTCTTCAATAAAGCGAATCTTGACAGACTGACCGTCTGCAAGCTTTAGCCAACGAACTCGTGGCTTGTTTTCATCATATCTTGGCTTATCAAGTAGTGCATTGATATTCTTTAGCCCTTTAATTACACTCATTTTTTTCTCCTGTTTTTTGGTTTTTTATTTTAGCATAGACATTATGGAGTTGTCAAATGATGGTTTAAGATTTTTAATATCTTCATCGCTCATGTCTCCGATGTCTTTGTATCGCTGGTCCAATTGTACCACAGATACCCTTGAACGTAAAGATTCAAGGATCTTATTTTTCATGTTACCGCCCGCATCATCATTGTCTGCAACTACGATAACACTATTAAAATATTTTTTCAGCAGCTCTATTTGCTTGTTCGACACGTTTGCCCCCAGAGTAGCAACTGCTGGTATGCCACATTGATCTAGACGAATAGCATCAAACGATGACTCTACAATGTAGACACTATCTTCTGACTTGATCCTGTGCAAATTAAAAAGTATTTTAGCTTTTGGTAGGCCTGGAGTATTCTTAAATACCTTGCCCTCAATAGACCTGCCAACAAAGCCTACCAGGGTGCCGTCAGGTGCATGCACTGGAACAGTTACCATTTGTTGCTTTTCTGAGAATCCTAGCTTAAATTTAGACATAGACTCTTTAGTAATTTTACGGCCTGCAAAATAATCTATAGCAGTTTCTGAAGCAGAAGCCTGAGACGCAAGCCTGCTAACCATTTCTTGGTCAAATGCCTTATACTCTGGCTCTTCAACAAGCTTTTTATTAAGCTGTTCTACTAGGCTATCTTTTGACTCTTTACTTTTAATAAGTCTGGCTGCTTCAAAGTATGACCTACCCGACACGTGCATAACAAGCTCTATAAGTGTTGAAGTAACGTGACAGGAAAAGCAAAATAGCATACCCGTTTCTTTATTTACTTCAGCTGCTGGTGTTCTGTGATTGCTGTGGAATGGGCAGAAAATTAAATAGTCAGCATCTAGCTCTTGGGATATCTCGATACCCGAAGCGGTAAGGACTCGTTCGACTTGTCGGTCTGTGAAGAAATCACGTCCGTTCCGTCTATTCCTATTATCCATTCTGCTCTCTTCTTTCCCACATAAGTTCCATAAACACTAAGCTCAAAGCTAAAGCTATTAGACTCACTATTATAGCTGATAGTAAAGTCTGGGTCAATGTCTAATCTCGGCACATAACCCGATAGCTTCATCTCTATGCCAAGAATTCTCTTGTATTCTTCGTGGAGCCTTCCAATTTTGGAATCGTCCTGAATAATACCGTCTAGAGAAAATCTCTTGATTGCCTTGTGATGTATGGTGTTCATACAGTAAATTATAACTAATTATCTTCATAATCCTTGTACTTATACCATCCTTTATCAAAATCTACCTGGACCAAGAACTCTCCCATAAAGCCATTGCGGTTTTTCCTAAAAACACACTCTATAATGTCTGAGTTTGGTGCACGTCCCAGGGCCATTACCCAGTCAGCATCGTAGGCAATCTGCCTAGACCATGCGGTTTGGCCAAGGGTTGGCACGGTATCTAGCTTGGTAACATCATCTGGTGTTGCTGATGAGATGGCCATGATTGGCACCTCTTCAGAAATAGCCATAAGCTTGAGCTCACGAGATAGGTTCTTCATACGCACCGTCTCGTTATCGGACTTCTGGTTTGGAGACATCAGCTGTAGGTAGTCAACAATTACGAAATCTGGGCTGTATTGATCAATCTTTCCCCTCAATACAGACGGGGTAATATCTCCTCCAGTATCGTTTGAAATAATGTGGAACTCTGGCTTGCCAGCAAGCTTACTGGCATGCCACTTTTTCAAATCATCTACATCTACTTGCCCAGAGCTTAGCTTTCTGTGTGACCATAGGCCTTCACCCATAATAGTAAAGACACGATTACGAACCTCTGTCTCGCTCATTTCAAGGCTAATTACTAGTGGCGACTTGCCTTGCTTCCAGGCCTGCACTGCAAAATATAGAGATAGCCAAGACTTTCCAATGCCTGGGTATGCAAGAAAAACTCCTAGCTGGCCTGGCTGAATGCCTGCTGGCAGGTAATTATCAAATCCTGGTAGGCCTGTCTTAATTCCAGTTATGCCAGTTTCAGCTAGTCTTTGCTGCTCCTGATAATAGGCAACGGCAGATTCAAGATCTGTGACATCAATATCCCTAATAACAGCAGTGTTTTTCTTAAGCTCTGAAGTTTGGGTAATTAAGGTTTCCAGAACCTTGGCACCTTCTCCTACCTGGACTTCTGAGGCAGCACTCATAAGGATAGACTTAAGGCTAGAGTTTAGGTATTCTGCCTGTAGCTCATCAAGGTGATACTTGGTAGAACCAGTATTTTCTATAACCTCAAAGTCTCTAAACTTTTCAAGCACCAGAGAGGTTGGCGGAACTGTGCCATTGTTGTCAAAATATTTTCTAATAAATTCCCAGACATCGCCGTGGGTTGCCATTAAATTATCTGCGTTAGCTTGTAGCATAACGTGCACTTGCTTGTCATTTAAGACTGCAGATATTAACTTAGATTCTGTGCTACTCATACCCTACCCCACTTTACTTTTAGCCAAACTCTCTCATGAATGTAGTATAACACAAAATTGATTGTGTTAGAAACTATGGTGAGAGAAGTTGCAAAGGTCAGACTTGATGTCATTGCATACCCTACGCCAAAGGTGCTAATAACAGCAAGCACCCTCCACGTAATAGACTTGGCCCATGATCGTCTCTTTTTAATTTTCACTCAACCACTTCCTTGCCTGCTCACGTCTCTCTTTTCTTTCTTTTAAATCTTGCCTATACTGTTCTTGACGGTCAATAATATCCTGGGCATAGTTAGCAAAATACTTCCAGTTTGGGCTAGGGGATACGTCAAAGTAATATTGTAGTAGGTCGTAGCAGACTTGTAGACCATATGAGTCTACTAGGGCATCTGCTGCCCACTGTTCTACATTAAGATTGAGCTGAGGCTTTGCCTCATACTTAATAGCATGAAGCTTACTGTACCGACTTAGCAAAGCAAACCGCTCTTTGCGGTCTGCCACTACTTAGCCTCTAGCTCGCCCGAAGCCTCTTTTACCTTTTCTGCAAGCTTTTCTTCTACAAAAGCATATACACGATCAAAGGCTTCGGTAATGTTTTCGCCTTCACGCTTATTGTCTGCAATCTCTAGGTCCACCCTAAGTGATTGGAAATTGCCAAGATTTAGCGTATAGCCAAGTCCGACCTTGACTCTTGTATCTTCGTTATTCATACCCATTCTTTCTGTTAAATAGATTCAGACCATATTGGAATAAATCTACCATCTTCAGTTCTAGTATACGTTAGTATACCATCTCCCATTCTCCGTGTCAACTCTTGTGGAGAAGGAGTTATATCATTTGTGATTAGTCCATCTTTACGAGGCCTGCCCATATGATAGGTAGCTAGTATATCACGAATTTCTTTTACTTGCATCTCAGAATAATAACTTCTTACTTGCCATCCAGTAGATCCGCCTTTTTGACTACCTGTTGGATATGGGATTACACCACGCTTCATTAGTTGAGGCATATACTTCTTATGTCTATTAACTAAATCCGCTGTTTCTCCAACAGTGTACGCACGCTCCCTATTCTTTTTAAAATCCGAGACCAGGCAACTTTCAATTCTATCTTGAATAATATTATAAACAGACATAATTCCATTAGACCTATTAAGGTGATGAATGCGTACCAAATCTCCATTTAAAAACCATACCTTTTTATTGCCAGGGATGACGGGGGCATTGTTATATTCTTCACGACTCCTAAAGCCATTACGATTTGCCATGGTCCTTCCTATACTGGAATACCCACAACAATTAAATTAATAGCAACAGATACGTCACCACTTGCGTTAAACCTAACAGTGCCTTCAACCTTTGAGGTCGTTACCGTTTTAAGAATTACTGACACATTTCTACCTGCTGCCGTATTGCCAAAGTTTACTGGAGTTGCAGTTGCAATGGGTGCAAACTTAAATTCGGCAGGAAATTCATACGAAAAAGATTTTTCATTACCTGCAGTCACTGTGCTGCCACTAGCGACTTCGATATAGCCACCAATGATTCTTGACTCTGAGGTTTTTACGCTTTGTTTTCCTGCACCAGATCCTGGTGTATCTACCGTTACATATTTGTAGGTAGACGGCGAAACCTGGCTAGAAAGATCGTTTAGGGCATTGGCAAGCGTGTATAGGTATGCCACGTCTAGTGGTTGACCACGTTCTGGTAAAGGTACTTTTGCCATGCTTATCTCCTATTATATTATATCAGAACTGTTTCTGAATATATCTCTAAAGTATTGCTTAGTGTTTTTGATGAACTAGCTATTTGAATTATTACTTCAATCTGCGTCGTCCCTTCATTTAAAAAAGAATAATTGTGTATTGAGGTTGTTCCGTGATAGGCTGGCGTAGCACTATCAAATCCTACAAAAACATCATAGTCTGGATATTGTGCCTCATCTCCCCATACAGCATTTGCTACGCCATCTGCATAGATTACGGATCCAGCGACTGTCTGTGGAGCATTTCCAGTAAGCGTTACAATTGGTGACCAGTGAGAGTATCTGTTTCTGTCTTCTGAAACAATTCTATATCTCACTAAATATCCATTGTCTGAATTAACTGGTGGCAAAGATTGCTTTAGCACCGTAGCTTTTTTAATTCCAGCGTCTGCCATTATGCCACATCCATGCTAAATCTAAACTCAATAAAGTTAGTGGTGTTTGATCTTTTAATAATAGTCTCATCATCGGCATTCTTAATAACCGAATATCCCGTTAGTCCATACAAAGGATTAACGTCTGTGATATTTTCAAACCTAGCAGCGTCTAGGCAAACATAAAACTGGTTAGAAGGCTGTCCTTGATAAGTAACAGATGTATATGCTTTTACAATATTTACGGAGTTCCAGGAAAAGCCAGCACTCTTGTATAAATCTTGAAGCTGTCTAGTTACTACGACATATCTATTTGAAGAAAAGTCGTGCTCGTCAGACTCTGTGCCATTGTCTAGATTAATTTCAAGTCTTGCAAACTCTCCTGCCCCAAAAACATCTTCAGAGGCAAACTCCAGCAGTAGCTTAACGTTTTCTGGCACTACTCCAGATGGTGCATCTCCGTCTTTATTAATAACAGAAAATGCTAGCTTAATTTGATCTGTCGGGGCGTTTCTATTAAAGTCTAGGGCTACTCCGTTTAGGTGAATATGATCTCCAGAATCTACAACTAAGTGTCCTCCCGAATCAAGGGACATTGTTGATGAGTCTCCCCTAAGTGCCACAATGTTATTTAAAAATCTGCAACGCTCGTATCTGCTTGCTCTGTCCTGATCAGTAAATACTCTGTTATCGGCATTTGTCTGAAATACTGGAGTATCTTCGCCACGGATAGCTTCGACATCAATAACGTTATCCTCAGCTGGATCAAGGGGCTCGTAAATTATAGGAATAGACGTTGCAGAAGTTGCAGAGTGATATTCCCAGTTTTCGTTTTGAGTAAATGCATAAATTGTCTTGCTATCATTTGTTCCCGCTGAAGGATTTGAGCCTGCCGAATATACACCAACTTCCGATATTTCGTATCTTTCTTCTGTTGGCAATTCTGCCGTTAATACAATTTTGGGGGTTCCATTTTCTGTAACGTATCCTCTTGAAATAATTGGAACTCGGAACATTTCAAAATCTAAAGTTTCTTTAGCTTGTATATTGGTAATTTCAGAAGGACTAAAAGTATAGTTAGATGCTACGGGCTTGGCTCCACAGCCTACCGCTATATAAGAAGCGTAAGCTGGGGCTTGACCAACTAGATATTTGGCCAATATATTTTTTCCTGTATTAGTGATCACCTGAGAACTCCTTAATATATTGTACCATCAAATAGCTCTCCTGTGTTAAGGATTTCAATTTCTACCTGCTCGTCTGGCTGAGCATTAATAATTTCAACAACCAAATTGCCATCATTATCTATGTAGACATTTTTCCCAGCTGGGCCGTTCCCTTCAATTGGCAAATAGTCTTCAAGTTTAATAGAAAAATTTGCAAAGAAAGAGTCAGAGGTATCTTGCAAAGGAACTATATTTTTAGAGTTATACTTGCTAAAAACATAAGCTAAATTTTTAATAGGTTGATAAATAATATTTTGTCCATTTATCGTATCATTACGAGCAATGTTAATTAATTCTTGGCCACCGATGTCTTCAAATATAAGATCGGCCATAAGATCTACAGGAAGCTCTTCCCAATCAAATGTAATTATATCTGGGGTGGCAGGTTTAATGGCAGAAGAAATATCAACACTGCTAATTGATGGGGTGCTTGGAACTGAATTAATTGCCATTATTTTACCTCACTTAAATAAACTTCCATTGATGGGCCATCAGAATTTCTAAAGTAGCTAGTGGAATAAACAACAAATCGAGAATTTCCAGAAGACACCTGCCTTGCTCCCGTGCTATCCTCATACTCAAGCTCTACGATATCTCCTAGCTGTATTGTTGGGTTTGCAAATATTTGAAGTCCGACTGATTTTCTTGGCTTCATTACTTTTGATATAATCCAGCCCATAAGCTCTCTAGCCTCATCTTCAGTTTGAACATATGGCAAATCAAGGCTAAACTCACTAGAGCCATATGTTGCTCTGCTACTTTTAATATCTAGATACTCATTGTTAGATATCAGTGGGGAAACAATTTCTCCATTTGCAGTAATGGCTGGTCTAGAAAAATCTCCCCTATTTTGAAAATAATCGTCTACCGTCAATGTTTCTGGAGATTGCTGAGTAAATGTAATTCCCAAAATTCTTAGATAGTTTCCGCTGGAGGCATCTAGACTTAAAACAGTATCTGTACAATTAAAAATTAAAAACTCTGCACCGTATGATCCAGCAATAAATCCTGATGCTGCATAGCCCTTAATCCCATTAAAGGTTGGGGCTATTTTTGCATAAAGTGCTGGGTAGGCCTTATCATATTTGATGTCAAAGTATGCGACTTCCCTCATGATGCTTCCAAATTCTTCATAGTAAATATTATATTTTGGTGGTTCTGATGGACTAATTCCTGAAAGATAGGTTGCCTGCACCACTCCAGAAAGTGCGTACTTAGAGAAAGCCTCATTTGCATTGACTTCGTCATCAACAATTGCTGGCATAATTGGGGTATCAATTGCATATGAAGTATTCTGAGAATAGTTATTTGCAATTGCATATATGTTTTCAAACATACATCTGGACGAGCCTCTTACAAATACAGCCATGTTGTTATATTTTGGCAATGGGCTTTCATCATCTACAATTGCAATAAGCTTGGCATTAAGATATAAGTAAAATCTTCTAATCTTACCGATGTCTTGATACTCTAGTGCCAGGTCATATACGGTGGGGTTTTCTTCGCCAACCATTCGGGCCTGTCCAGTAAACTTTCCAGTGTCTACAATAATTTTAGAAAGTCCGCCCCATAGTTTTGTTGGAACATTGCTGCCTTGAGTAGTCTTATAAAAAATAATGTTATGTACATTTTCTGCATTATCATATGCTTCAATGTTTGTTTCAGACAATGCAATAATTTCATAATAGTACCCCTCGCCAGATTCTGTAGAAGGATTAAGCATGCAAGCTATACCGCCAGAGCCTCCAGAAATGGTTGTATTTTGCGATGGAGAGTTGCTTTGTAGTGTGTAGTATGTTGATCCACCAACCACCGTTTGTCCTGTGTTTTCATTATTTTCAATTTTTCCTATAATACGCATTCTTGTTCCGAAGTGTACAAACCTATCGGTAAGTGGCTTATTAATATATGTTACATAATTTAGAGCATTTTGATTTACTGTATAGCTAGGCCCATTAACAATAAGTGCTGAAGACTGAATTGTTCCTGGAGCTATAGTCTTTATTTTGCCTACTGCAGAATCTTCTATAAATTCTGTGCTCATAAAGTTTTTAATAATTCCATTTCTAGTTGAGTTATTAGCAGAGACTGGCTCAATTGCAATCCCAGCGTCTTCCTCTGAAACAGATGAGAACAAGTGCCTAGAATCTACTAGTGAAGAGTAAACATTGTTGTCGTCAGTCCAATAAGGGTCTATTCCTGCTGAGTGATGTACTACGCTAGTTCCAAACTGGCCCCTTCCGTGCTTTCTAACTGCTCCATTTTTTAGCCTTGTTGTGCCGTTAACAGTTTCATAATAAGGCTCTGTATATATTTTGACTAGACCAGTTGGATATATTTTGCCATTAAATTTTAGCTTTCCAAAATAATTGCTGTACTCTTGGACGCTTGAAATCCAGACGTTTGTGTCTCCTGAAATTCCAGAGACATTGTACTGAACCGCATCGTACCGAATAACCTCTCCGCTCGAATAAAAATATCCATTGTATCTGCTTATCCAGTAGACTGCTTCTCCGAGATCTATTACATTATCTCGTAGCTGATGTCCACTTACCGACGGCACACTGTCTGATAGATTTGAATTAAGTGGTATTGCACTAAGAACATAGCTAGATTGAGAATTGGTTTGATTATTAATAGACTTTGTGTTCTCGCTGGCACTCACTTCCCACAAGTATGCAGGTTGATAAATCCAGGTTTTTTCTTTATCAACCAATGAGGCTTGTCTTATTGATCCATATGACTTTTGTATGTACCTAGATGTGTAATTAATTTGTCCCCCATTATACACATTGTTGTTATCAGAAGACACTTCAATAATGTTTGCTAGTTTTGAATTAGTTTTATTATTTTTAATAACTCCATCTTTTTCAAAATCTGTAGATCCGTAAAGGGTCGTATCTGTAACACGCTCTTCTAACGATGGCATAATGTAATTTTTATTCATTAAAACAAAGTTGTTATATTCATCAAAGAACATGGCACACTGTGCTGACCTTGCAAGCTGCTCTAAAATAGTTGCAACATTGGTGTCTGGTCCAATAAAAAAGAATGGGATTACAGGGTCAATATCAGAACTAGTCCTTTTAAAGGTATAGTTTGAAAATCCAATAGAGTCTAGCAAAAGAGATACTGCATAGCTTAGTGAAACATCGGTTACTAAGATTTGTGGTGCTGTGATAGATTCAAAATAAAAGAACAGATCTCTTAAAATAAGATTTACAGTTCTATCTTTGCTTGAATAACTGGGGAACCCATCGGAATAAAGTGTCTTAATTGGCACAAAATAATCGTAGTTATCTACTCCAAGGATTACCTCATAGAACTTAAATTGAATATTTTTTGCCAGGTACTGTGACAGAATGCTGTCTTGATTATTTGAATTAAATGAATTGTCGTAGTCAAACAATGTTATGGAGCCAGTGGACGCTAGAAGTTGTCCTACTGGCATTCCAGTAATTCCCAGGTCTGAGGCTGACTTATTAACATCATACTCTATAACATAGTTAGACAGATTTGCTAGCAACCTGGGAGAAAGCTCAATTAAATCAAAGGTTGAATCTACCTTTGTCATTGTTCGTGCAACTACTCGAAGTCCATAAATGTACTCAAACTCCCTATACTGCTCTTGCCCAGTTACTGTGCTAGTAAAAGTGCTTGGCTGATTAAAAGCAGATACAAACTGTGTTTGAGCATTAATTCCATCTTCAGTAACAGACCATCCGTACTGTGGGTTATAAGAGTCATATGAGGTACCATTCCAAATTTTTAAAACTCCAATGTCTGTGGCATTTTGTTTTAGCAAATATCCGTGGCCCAGTAGGGCGGAGTCAGGTAGCATTCTTTCTGATGTAATTTCTGAAATTAATCTAAAAGTGTTTAGGTAAGTCTCAGGTATTTGTAGTCCATAAGAAATTTCTACATAACCATCCGAGCGAATAATGGGATCTCCATTTGCTCTGCTTGAGCTTCCGTTAAAAGAAATTGCCGTGGACCACGATCCGTTTGCAGTTAAGTATTGAATAGACCAATCAGAGGGTACGGTTGCGTTGTCTTCTCCATAGAATGGGTCATTAAAAGATCCTGAGGAGCTTGAGAATGGACCTAAATCGATGTCTCCCACATTAGTTTGCATTTTTACAACAATTTTGTTTGTTGGCACGGGGTCTTTATAAACAACAAATGGTGCTGCATCATCAATATAGTAACTATTTCCTGGAGCTATGTTGTTGGCTATGCCTCGTTCATTGCCCTCTTCTGTTCTATAAGAAGACCAGTATTTAAAAAAATCATTTTTGTGTCCAGGATAGTACCTGGGCCTGCGAGCCATATTAGAATTTGAGTGATGCAAATATTTGTTGTATTCAAAATATCTTGCTTTATTGATTCCAGACCTGGGCCTAAATCTTCCAAAGCAGTCTTCCAGCGAATATAGCAACTTTTCTTTTTGTTTGGCTGAAAGAAAAGTGGTTGGTGTCCCATCGTCATCAACGCCTCCGTCAATTAAAACATCAGCATTTGTTGCATCTGTATAAAAGTTTCCCGTATCTTTTTCATCAAAAGTATTAAGAATGCCAAAGTATTTGGAATCTGAATCTGCTGGCCTATACCGATAGTTTCCAACGGCTTTGATGTTATCAAAATAATTCATATTCCATTCAGCAACAACAAGAGCTTGGCTTTGAATACTACTGCTTGTTTCTAAATGATTTTGAAGAGCCGTATCTCTAAACATTTATACCTCTTCCAAAATCACCGATATGTCCCACAAGTCATGGTTATTTGTACCACGGGTTGCCACCGAATACTTAAAGTCTGCAAAAAAGACTTCAATTACTTCATTATACTGACCCAGCCTATTGTATGTGTCTGTATCAAAATTTGGATACTTGTCGTAGGCCAGATACAGCCAGAATGAGCCAGAGTGGTTTTCATACCAACTTAGCAGCTCATTTCCTCCTGCACCGCCATCAGCAGTAAACTCCTCATTTCTAATTTTATATGATGGTGACTTTCCAGTTACTTCATTGAAATCTGGAGAGCTTGAATAACTGCGAGATGGAAGCATTTCCCAAGATGTGGAGAGTGTTAGCTTATCTGCGATATGATGTGAACGCATTCTTCCATTAATCATTCTTTGCTTATTTTCAATTCTTTCGATTGACATATCTAGTGGTAATCTATTATGATCAGAAAGAATCAGAAACTGATTGTGCAAAGAGGTGTCTGGCTCTCCAGAAACATCGGCACCAATTTCATGTCCTAATGGCACATAAAGTCCTGAGTCGGTCGTTGTTCCTGAGTTGTCTGCCCAAAGCATGGCCTGGGGCCTACCATACTTTTTTCTTCCTGATATATATGATGCAGTAGCCATTAGAACCTATTACTCCTTAACCTTTGAGAGTCTACCCGCTTAATCTGTGTCATTACTGTGCGAGCAATTTCATCGGGGTTTGCTTCAGACTTAACATTTAAGCTCAAGTTATAATTATACACTGACTCAGAAGAATTTGCACCAGAATTCATGGCCTTTAGTTTGTCGACTCCATGTGCCTGCACTGCATATCTACTCATTACGAACTCTCCTGGAGTAAGCATTGCGGGCACAGTGTCTGTTCCAATTGCAAAGCCACCAGAGCTTAGATACTTTGGCTTAACAAGCCCACCGCTTGCAAGCGTATTTTCCCAATCAACTCCACGGAGTGGGTTGTATCCTGGAGCCTGCCTTTGTGGCATTAATCTTTGAAGAACCTGATCTTTTATCCTTGATCCAGTTCTTGATAGCTCATATTGTAGATTTTTTGCTCCTCTTATTGCTGGAGACCTCAACATATCGGTTTTCATCTGCTTTAGTTGCCATTGCCAAGCTGGTGCTATGTCTCTAAATGTTCCAGTCCTTACATTGGATACGCCACTTTGCTGTAAAAAGTTTTGTAGCCTTTGAGCTTCTGACCTTGCAGTGCTTTGGGTTAGGCCTGCCCACTCATTATTGTTTTGCCTTATCGGAACCTCAAACTTTTTAACTAGGTTAAAAAGATTTTTACCATTGTTAATCTGAGCCTCAAGATATGGCAATGAGTATGGTGATACATTTCTTAGCTCACTACTTGGTGATTTAAATTCTCTAAGTATTGCCTGTGTTGCGTTCCTTGAGTCTGTCTTATTGCCTAGCCTAAAGATGTTGGCCCCAGGAGAGAGCCTAAATGTGTCTCCTAGTGTGTAGGTTCCTTGAGCACCCCTTCCAGTCCTTGCTAGTGCTAGCGGTACAAAATCGCTGGCGTTGCTTCCAAGGTTATACATATATTGGTTTGTAACTTTATTAAATCTTGGATCGAACAATCTCAAAGCATTGCCAGTTTGCCCTCCCATTTTTTGTACTAAACTATAGGGAAGTCTGGTGCCAAAAGCGGATGTTATAGTTCCATATATTGGTCTTTGAGATGATGCTGTATTAAGTGGAATGCCCAGTAGGTCGTTTTCTACTTGTCTTCTTGTGGCATTATATCCAGATGGCCTAGTTACAAACTGTCCAACATCTTCTAGGTCGCTTATTGTTCTAAAAGCTCTGTCTTTAATTGCTCCTTCAACGCCACTTGGTGTCATTCCAACTGCGACCCTTGGCTTATTTAGTGTATTTTGAATAATTGATTTTGCAATCATATTATCTATAGCTGGTGCAAGGCTTCTTATGTTAGTAATTCCCTTTAGTGCTGGAGCTGGCAGGCTGTTTAGTGCTATAGCAGCTATTGAATCTATTGTGTCAGAAGTGTCACTGCTAATGCCATATTTAGCATTAAGCGATGCCTGACCAAAGAATAATCTTTGAATGTTGTCCATTGCAAGCTGCATGCCCTTACCAATTGCATCTCCTGGGCTGGTGGGGCGATATGCAGCAAACGACGGGTCTCCTGGTTTTGGCTCAGGCTTAGTTGGCGACTTAAATGAGAATGCCCGTTTCTTATCTGCAGCTAGGGCTGAGCTTACACTTGTTGGCTTGCTTGCAAATGAATTTCCCTTGTCTAGCATTACCTTGCCACCGAAGGCAAATCCAGGTATATGTCCATTTTTGTTGATAAAGTTTAGGAAGTCTACACCGAGCTTGCCCACACTAGATGCCCTGACTACATATTCACCGTCAGAAAGCATTGCAGGAATAGAGTCAGATGTGCCAGTTCCTGGGCCAGAAATGCTGCCCCCGTCTGCTAGAGCAAAGGCACCGCCCTTTGGCGGAACATAGTAAGTTTTGCCATCCATCAATATCGGACGGCCCGTTCTATTCAGCAGCTCTCTTTGTCTAGGGGTTAGATTGTTTGCAGGGGCAGGAGGTGTCGGTGTCGGAATTCCTTCACTTCCTTCAGCGGCAGTAGCCTCTGCAATACCCTTGCCCTTTGGAATATTCTTATTTAGCTCCTCTTTTGTCTTTGGAATGTTGATCTTTTCAAGCTCTGCAGGGGTAGTGTCAGCGATAAGAACTCTTGGAGCGGAACTACTGCCGTCATCATTATTACGAGGAGGATCGGATGGACCAGGGCCTGTGTTTGTAGGAGTTGGGCTTGGAGTTGTTCCACCACTGCCGTCGTTTCCAAGCATTTCACCAGAGGTTGGGAATTTTAGTGAACCGAATCCTATAAAGTTTCCTTCTGCGTCAAACATTCCGCCAAGGAGCTTTAGGGCTGCTATAATTTCATCTTTCCAGGCTGTTGTTTGAGTTACAGCATCTCTAGTGGCAGCTTCGATTGCCCTCCACTGATCTTCTGTCTTGCCGAGATAGCCCTCTGCACCGATTGCTTCTAGTGCCACGTCTCTTGCACGCTCTGCCTCTAGAAGCTGCTTTTCCTGCTTCTCTAAAACATCTTCTTCCTTTTGAGCAATTAGGTCTCTAAGTTCGAGAATCTTTTCTTCAATTTGTACCCTTGTTTGGCCATTTGTGGCAGTGACTCCAGAAAGTGCTCTTTCTCTAGAAGCCTCAAGTGCCGCCTTTTGTTTTTCAAACTGAAGTTCTGCCTGACGTTCACGCTCATCAATAGCTGCCTTAGCTGCTGCTGCAATGTCACCCTGACTTAAAGCATCTGCAATAGTCAGCTTAGCCTTTTCTCCCGCAATGGCATCCTGATTAAGCTCGTTTACCTTTTCTAAAGCCTCTACTCGTTTATCGTACGCCTCATTAATTGCATCTTCTTGCTTAGCAATACCATCAATCAAATACTCAAGATCATCTATTTCGTATTCCCAATTGAAGATGTCAAACTCTGCCTCGTTTATTAGGTCTTGAATTGCACTCATGTTGATGCTGTCTGGGTTTAATCCACTTTGATTAATGCCCAGCTCAAAGTCTAGGTTTACAAGGTTTTTACGATTAGCAAAGAATTCATCAATCTTTCCCATACCTGTGCCCAGGTTAGAAAGGAATCCTTCTGGGGTCATGTTTTCTGCTTCAGCTGCTAGCTTTTTAAATCTTCTAAATGAATCAATTAGATTGTCAAGATCTGCATCATTTGTTCTAGTTACAATTGCATATGCAAGGGCAGCATCTGTGGCAATTTCATATGCTTCTGCGTTTGTTAGTCCTGCAGCAGTTAGGGTATTCATGGCACGAATTGTCATATTCATGTCTGCTACGCCCTGAGTAAGCGAGAACTGGAAATCTCCCAATGCCGCCTCTGCAAATGCACTGTTTAGTGCTTTTCCAGCTTTGGTGACACGAATTAGTCCGTCTTCAGTAATTGTTAAGAACTTTTCACGATCAGCTGTTTCTAGACCATTTAAAAAGTCAATAAATTCAGAGCCGTAGCCCTTAAAGACAAGCTGTTGATTAAATCCAGAGAATCCTTGAAGATCTTGTCCGTCGCCAAGAAGGTTCTTTAAACCAGCAAGCCCGCTAGTTGCATCTATAGCTGCATCTTTAACCTGCTTTAGCTTATTAAGAATGGAGTCTAGAATTGTGCTTCTGGTTCCAGTTCCTGTAACCACTTCCTCTACGTCAGTATTAATTGGGTTATTTCCTAGCAGACCCATAAACCATGCGATAGCATCGTCAAGTAGTGAGCTCTTTTGCCTTTCAAACGCATCTAGGGATCCCGTAAACTTTGGTGCCTTGTCTGGATTTTGTGCCAGATAGAATCCCAGAATGGCTGCTGGGTCTGCCTTTCCAATTGCAAAGTCAACCAAGACTTGGTAGTTAACTTCATTATTTCCATTTGAAAGAACATCCCAGTTATCAATTAGGCCCTTAATTGTTTGAACTGTTCCTGGATCCATATTTGGATATTGGGCAAGATAGTTAGTTAAAACATCAAGTGTTACCATTTCTGGCATCTCATCTGTATCTTCAATAAATTGTGATACTGAATCAATAATCTTTTGGGATCCAGAAGCATCTAGGTCAATCCTTAAACCGTACTCTTGTTCCATGTTTGCAATTTGTGCCAAAGCTTCGACATCATTGTCAAACTCTGTTCCATTATTCATAATGTAATCAATAATTACAGAGTAGTTTGCAGTTTTAACACCCGCTTTTGCAAGTATCTGCAGTAGCTGATTTGCTTCTGCTGTTCCCTCGCTATCTACTAAAAGTTTGTATTTTGCTTCAATGTCAGCATTGTCTTTAGCTGCATTAACTAGATTAGTAACAGTAACTGGATCTAGCTCTCCAGCAGCTAGGGCAATCTGAAGACCTACCTTAAACTCACCGTCTTCCATGCTAGATAGGGACTCTTTTGCCAGTTCTGCTGCTGCCTTAAGTGCATCAGAAGAATTTGCGTATTGAGCATCGATTGCAAGTCCAATTGCATTATTAAATCCTTCTGGATCGACATCTTTTAGGGCCTCAGCTTGCTGAACTAGGCTATTATAGATATCGGCATTTTTTTGCTTAATCTGGGCAAGGCCTGCATCTCTTTCAGCTTGCTTATCAGCAATCTGTTGCTCTAGTGCAAGGCGTTCTTCATCTGTTTTGGCAGCTTCCTTTTGAGCTTGTAGATCAGCTATTTGAGAAGCATATCTTTGTTCAGTTGCATCAAGAATTCCCTGGTTCTGTGCTAACTGTTCTGCACCAAGCTGTACGGCTACTCCCATTAGCTTAGCATTCTCTTCTCGCTGCCAGCCTTCTAGTCCAGCATCTACGAGCGTTTGGGTTTGCGTTGCAGCTATGGCGGTTAATGCTGCAGAGGCCAGTGCTAGTGGTGCAGTTACCCCACCCGCAATTAGGCCAGCAGTTATGGCTGAACCTGCTATTGCAACCGCACTAGCAGCAGATACAGACAAGACATTATTTCTAAATGTGTCTAAGGAATTTTCGGTAGCTGTTGAGAAAGCATTTTCAAATGCCTGAGATTGCTGGTCTACAGAGTTTTGCTGAATATTTAAGGCAATAGTTAATGGATCGGTAAGCAGGTTTTCTCCATTTGGTCCCATCAACCTATTAAGTTGTCCATTTACTGTAGCAGTTATTGTAAAGTCTTTTAGTTCAGTACTTAGTGCTGCTGCTATGCTACCAGCTTCGGCCTTTGTTAATGCACCCTGAAGAACTGCATATGCAAGCTGGTTTGCAATATTTTGCCCAACCTCAAGGCTGGAAGCTCCGCTCTCAATTTGAGACTTGACATCTGCCATCATTGACTGGCCGAGCTCTGACCCTAGGAATTCTTGTCCAAACTGTCTCTTCTTACCTGGCTCACCAGCAAGCTGAGTGGCCCTCTCTTCGTCCAAAATTGATGATGCAGTTGCAGAGCCTGTAAACTGAGCTAGCTCTTCTAGTTTTTTGTTTGTCATAGACATCGCACTAGCAGCGTCTACCCCAGACTTGGCAGCATCTTCAAGTCTCTTATTTAAATACCACATACTTCCTGCAACAGCTGCTAGACCTGCAACAACTGCAACAGCAGGATTTTTAAGCATTGGCAGCATACTAAGAAGCAACGAACCCATTAGAACATTTTGTCCTAGACTTTGCATTCCTTCTTCGCCACTAAAGGACATCATCATTCCAGCTGTCATTCCAGCACCGCCAGCAACGCCCATGGCCGTTCCTAGAGATGGCCTATTTCCATTTCCTGAAATTAATTTTCTTATTCCATTTGTTTTTTGAGGCTTAAGCTGAGACAGCTCTAGGGCCTTGGCCTCAGAAACAAACCTATTGTTATGACGGAATGTTGTAGCAATTCTTCCATTTTCTGATTGAGATACAGTTCTAGTTACGCCATTTCCAAGATTTTCCCTTAGAAGAACATTAGATACTGGCTTAGGTCTTGCGGGTGCTCGCTTATTTGTAGCCTTTGTTGAAGGTTTGGCTGGCTTTGTTGCAGCTGCTTTTCCTGAAGTTTGTTTTTGAGATGTGGCAGCAAGCTTTCCATAGTCTCCCTTGATAATCTTATTGGCTACCGCTTGAAGCTTTTTGGGATCACCCTTTGCAGCTATCAAATCTCTTTCGGCTGCTGCACGAGCTTCAGGAGGTAGGGCACCAAGAAGTGGTTGAATTTGGGCTTTCATTGCTTGAGGAAGCATCATGTTTGCTTGTGACAAAAATGTATCTGGCCTTCCCATCAAGGTGGCAAGCCTGGAACGAATTCCTTGCGTTCTCTTCTGTGCATTTCCATAATTCTTAACTGGACTAGGCCTCATAGTTCTGCCTTGGTCTGAGGCTCCTTGGGCAAGCTTTCCTGGAGTTCCTGGGCTAAGCCTTAAGTCACCAAATCTATTTACTAGCTTAATAGCACTTCTCTGACTAATGTTAGAAATTTGTCTTTCAGCATCAACTCTGGCTTTCTTAAAAATTCTATACTGATCTCTTTCAGTAAGAGTCTTCTTATTCAAAAGCTTTAGTTGCTGAGTTATGCTCTTGTCAAAGTCTTTTAGGTATTTGGTCAACGTTTTATCAGTTACTGCCGAATATCTACCGCCTTGAGCCGTACCCTTTAAGAACTCTAGGTTTGCTGCCGTTCCAGCACCCATCATTCCTGGATTGTTTCTAACAAATGATCCGAAATCTGATTTTGATACTGCTCCTCCGCCCCTAGTTGTAGTAGCCTGATTAGTTCCAGATTGCATTAATGCTAGCTGTTGTGAATATAGCTTATTTTGTCCAGTCAGGCCAGATATTGCCTTTGTGTCAATATCACTCCTGCTAAGAATTCCCATCCTAATTGCTTTGTCAACTTCTCTACGAAGCATTCTTCTAGCTTCGGCCTGTGACAAAAGGCTAGTTTCTTCTCTCATGTGTGATGCCTGCAGAGTATTCTTAGGATCAAACCACATCCTACTATTGCCTTCTCCAGCTCTTCCTGCCATAAATCCTGGGATACTTCCCGATACCATGCCGTTAATAAGTGGGGCATACTTGTCTGCAAATTTGGTTGGGATAACCGCTTCTCCAGGAGATAGCATTGCTGGAACAACATCTCCTGCACCACGTGGTCCAGGGACAGATACTATGCCCTTGTTGAGCCACAGCTTTCTACCGCTACTTAGAATTGTTGGATCGTTAAAGTACCTATCTTTATATGGACCCTCTGATTGCATTCTGGGAAGCTTTGTTGGAGAGCCAGGGCCCATCCTAAGGGCTGCTCTAATTTTTTGCATCATAGTCAGCTTAGGCATGCCGACACGAACTCCACGAATTCCTGCAGCCTTTAATGCTGTCTGAAGCCCGATTATCGTTTGTGGCTCAGTTGAGACAATTCTCTTGATATCCTTAAAGCTAAACCCTCCAAGGATTTGGGCTTCTACAAAATCGCTCTGCCCCTTTCCAGTTGTTTTTGCAGCTTTAAGTCTTGCCCTACTTAAAGTTCCAAATTTTGCTGGTGTGGCATATTTGCCCAGAGCAGCATTGATGCTATCACCCTGAGTAATAGTGGTTCTTCCACGAAGTGCCCTACGCTTAAGAATCATAGCGATATCTCCATAGCGATAGGTCTTTTGATTCATTACAGACATTGATTGGGCAACATTATCTCTAGCCAGGTATTTTGGATTCATTCCACCAAAAGTACTGTCTGCACCAAACAGCCTGTCTGCAATAGAGGTTTTGCCATACTTAATTTGTGGCAAGTCTCTTTTTACGACGTATCCATATGCTGGACGCAGGCTTGGTCTGGCCGATTCATCAAGCTTGAACAGCTGTTTTTCTGCTATAGCCCTTTGTCCAGTTGCTTCATCAAGACTTCCTCTTGACTTACCGCCAACCTCAAAAATATTTCTATATCTTTTTTCGCCCCTGCCAAGTGCACCGACTAGGTCGTCAGAGAACATCCTTACAGCTACATCTTTTCCAGGTCTCCTTATGGCATTTTCTTTTAGCCTATTCTCAAAAGATGTCTGATTAAATCTTATCCTATCAAGATTTTGACCAGTAAGCCTTCTAAACATCGTTTCGACAACAGTGCCCTTAAAGCGATTTCCAAATTTTGCTGCTAGGCCTAGCTTTCCGAATTTAAATCCTGGAATGTTATCGCCCAGGATTCCCTGAATAAATCCAGCGTACTTCTTTGATTGCTTAGCTGGAATAACCGCCTCTCCAGGAGACAGCATCGCTGGTACGACATCTCCCGCACCACGTCGCCCAGGGACACTCTGGATTCCATCAGCAAGTTTTAGAGCTGGGTTTAGCACCTGGCCCTTGGCTGGAGTTACCCCAACTAGTCTTCCCTGTGCTGTAAGTGCACGATTGTATGCAATAACTAGTTGGTTAATTGCTGATGCCTCAGAAGTAAAGGTGTTTGTTAGAGCAATGTGCTTACTATTAAGTGATGCAGCTACTGCATCTGCTTCTAGCTGCTCTTGTGTCAAATACTGTGTTGATGTTGCAAGATCTGTTGTTCCTAGCTTGCTCTTTTGAAAAATACCGCCCATTGTTACGAACAACTTAATTAAGTTTGCTACACCATTAGCTAGCAAACCAAAGGTCATCAATGCTACTGGTCCGACAACACCAAGAAGCCCTCCAAGTGTCACTATAAAGTTTTTAGTGCCATCATCTAACTTGTTAAAATTATTAAGAAGATCTGTTCCAAACTTAATAAGTGGCGTAACTGCTTTGATAAATGCCTCTCCAAGTGGTGCAAGAGAAACCTGAAGCTCTTCAACTGCTTTTTGAAACTTAAACATTGGCGAGTCTTCTACTCGCTTTAGCTCTCGTTGGGTCAAAACTCTTAGCTCTGCAGCCGAAGAAGCAGAAAGCTTAAGAACTCTTTCTGCCTGAGTACCTTGCTTAATTACATTATCAAATAGTGTAGAAAGACGTGCAAACTGAAACCGCCCGAAAAGAGTTTCGATGGCTCGTGCTTTGTTTAGTGGGTCTAGTGTATCTAGTGCTGTGGCAAGCTCAAGAACTGCATTTTTAATGTTTCCTGCATTTCCTTCAACAATTTTATTAACATTAATATTAAACTGTGCTAGGAATTCTGTAGCCTCTCTTGTAGGATTAATCATCCTAGCAAGACCAGACTTGAGTGCGTTAGCACCCTCTGATGCGTTAATGCCGCCTTCCTTCATTGCTGTTAGGAAGAATGCAAGATCTTCTACGCTACCCCCCAGCTCTTGAATAACAGGGCCAGCTTTTGGTATTGCAATAGTCAAATCTTCAATTGCTGTAACAGTTTGGTTTTCAACAGCATTCAAAAAATCAATTTTACTTGCTAGTTTATCTGCTTCGATGCCAAACGCATTCGTAAGTGCTATCGTAGTTTGCAAAGCTTGTTCTTGCTCTACCCCACCAAGCACCGCTAGCTTTGTTGACTCATTAATTTGTGCAAGTAGGTCTGCACCCATTTTACCCATGGCAGCTGCATCAGCAGCCATTTCCATAGTCTTTTCAACTTGAACACCATATTTTGCAAACTCAGAAGCAAGCTCTTTAACTTGCTCAATCATCTTGTCGGTTTCTGCTGTTGCAGTAAATGTATCACCGTATACTCTTCTAAACTTAATTGCCTGTTGCTCAATTTGCATAAATGATCTGGCAGCCTGGGCACCAAACAAAGTTAGCGGAATGGTGAAACCGACCATAAGCTGGCGACCAGCCCACTGGGTATTCTTACCAAAATTTAGAAGATTTGTAGAACCCTGTCTAAGAAGCTGATTGAGGATGGCCTGTTTTTGTGCTGCTATTGCTGTCTTAGTTGCAAGGTTATCCATGTCAAGAGCAAGTGGCCTAATGGCAATTGCTTTCATTGCACCGTTTGCATCACGGCCAAGCTTGACGTACTGGGTTTGTAGAGTTTTTACTCTTTCACGGGCCACCTTTTCAATGGTGTTAAACTCGTTACTAAAAACTCTAGAAAAAGTTTTAGAAGTTCCTGCAGCATACTTAAAGTATTGCCCCATAGAAAGTTTATTTTTTTCTAGGGCATTTGTAAAAGATTCTGCAGAAGTAGAAACAGTCTTAATGCTAGCTGCAAATTTTCCGCTAGCATTTATATTATTTATTAAATCTTTTTGTATAGTTTGGGCCTGGGCACGTTGTGCTGCCGTGCCCTGGGCCATGGCCAAATTGAAATTGGCCATTTCTTTTTGAAGGAGGCGAAGGCCTGCCAATGCATTTGATACATCGACATTTATACCTATTCTGGCTTCAGCATCAGCCATTCATTAACACCTCCAGTTTTTAGTTACTTGCCAAGCTTGCTGGCGATAGACGTTTCAGATAGCTGAAGTCCTGATGCCTCCTCAACAATCTTATAAACTGTTGGCAAGTCTAGGTTATCCTCCAGTGCCTTTGCATCGGCTGCAAGCTCTGGATTAAATTGTTTCATTGCAATTTGAACGCACTCAATAAGAACGTCCATTGACTTATCGTTATTATCTGCAACCTTTGCGATTTCTTCAAACTTCTTCATAAAATCTCTAAGAAGAGAAATCTTTAGTGGCCTTACTGCAATCTGTGTTCCATCAATTAGGGCAATTGTAGTTCCCTCATTTACCTTAACGGTCATTTTTCCTCCTGTGAATAAATAGGCTCGTGGTTAGTATATTATAGCATAAAAGGCTTATTTTTTTATAGTCTTTCGTAGCCTAGGCCCATCCCAATGCCGAACCCTGCCTTTTGTGCATTTACCCCCTGATAGGCTAGAATATCGCTACCGTCTTGTGCTTGCCCCTTACTAAATACTCTTGCTTTCATTTCTTCCCACTCATTATTTTTACCAGACTGCTTATCTAGATCTACCCCTTGCATAGCTGCTGTAAACTTTTTGTCTTGATAGTCAGCATCTCTTTTAGCATTAAGGGTAACAACGAGTTCTTCCATAGAAAGAGATGATTCTAGCTCGTCATAATCTTTCCAAATGCCCAAAAGAAATACCTCAGACTCTAGGGCTACTATATCTAGCTCGTCCCAGCTTGGCGAATTCTTCTTTGCCTGATCACTAATCTGCTCTTTATTGTCATCATCATTTTTTAAATTAATCCCCGCACAGTATTTTAATATCTCGTATATTGTATTTAAATCCACAATGTCTTCCACTTGCTCAGCTGTTTTAATTTCTGGACGAAATTGCTTCATTGCAATTCTTACACATTCCACTAAGGTTGTCATTGATTCATCATTATTTTTTGATTCTTGAACCAACTTAAATGCCTCCATAAATTCTCTAAGATATTTAATCTTTAATGGAGTAATGTAGAGTTCAGTATCGTCAAGTAAAGTGACAGTTCCTGATTTATATACTGTAGTTGGCATGTATTTATTATATCAAAGAAAAACCCCTGGCACGGCTCCTTTCGAAGCAACGCCAGGGGCAAATCTATATTTGGTTATTATGCAGCTGGGATTGCACGGTCTACGATCTTACCGTAGGAACCTGAATCAGCTGGCAGTAGGCGGAACGAAACTTCGAACATCGAAGGCTCGTCACGCTTTGCAGATACTGTAACATTCTCAATAGAGAGTGCACGATATGCAACGTAGATACGCTCAATTTGCTCGGTTGGGTCACAGTCACCTGTACCTGGACCGACAGCAACTAGACCACGCTCAACTGGGCACTCACCGATGTCACCAGAGTTTAGAACAAGCTCCTGAGAGTTTGATCCAATTCCAGTTCCTGTCAAAGCAGACAGGTCATCAGAGCTACCAGCGATTGCGAAAAGTAGGTTCTCTAGCGTAGCCTCAGCAAAAGCAGTGTTCAGGTTAACCTGCATACCCTGCTTGTAAAGCTTAGCCACGTCGAGAATCTGGTCTACCTGTACCTCACCAAAGTCAGGCTGGAAAGCAAGTTCCAGACCGTTCATGGTGTAACCAACATTACGGAAGTCAGCGTCATCAGAAAGGGTGTCCTTGTAAGATGTCGCAGCTACGTATGCTGGTAGGTCACCGTCAGCTAGCTCACCTGCTTCGTATGTGAAGAGGGCAGCTGCACCAACAATGATGTTAGCATTAGTACCACGTGTATATGCCATATTTATTCACCTCTTTTTTCATATAGAATAAGCGGGCGTGTTTCCTCAAAATAATTATAATGGGCTTTTATGAATTAGGAGCATTTGTAAATATATCATGATACTCATAATCAATGATTATTTTGTTGCCAGCGTACGTCCTTGCTGTTCCAAAATCTATAATATCTCTAGCTTCTTCTAGCTGATAAACCTTAAATCTATGAAAATAAAACTTATTTGATAAAGTTTGTCCTTCAACAACATATTCCTGATTAGCCGCCCACTCATTTATCTCTTCTGCTGTTTCATCTTCACGATCCATCAGCCTTAATACAGATTCTTGAACTTTAATCATATTAAGAGGGCTGTTTGTTTCCGTTGCATAAAAATAATAAAGCACTTGCTCAGTCTTAATGTGAGGAAATGGCTTTCGTCTCATCCTAAACATTCGATCATAAACACACATTACGCCCTCTGGATTTTGAGGGAAATACTCGGTAAGGTTATCGATTGTTGATGGCCCAGTAGGGAAAAACGGAATTGGCTCGCTAAATCCAAGCCCCTCTTGTAGCTTTTCTTGCAGGTATTTATTGATCCATAAAATTGGAGTATTGGTTATTGGCTCAGACATTAGCTAATCCCTCCTACTCCAGCTAGCCATTTATACCCAGCAGATACGCCAGCTGCCTTGCCTCCGCCCTTGAGGCCTCTTGACAAAAATCGACGATATTCCTTTGGGTCAGACAGATGGTCTAGTATACCAGACGCAGACAGGAATGCTTGAGTAAAATATTGATTCATAAATAAATCGAAAGTTCTCTCAAAGCTTCCTTGAACTTCTGCACCTCCAGGGTTAGATACACTGACTGGGCCTTTCGTGAAAACCTGTTCTCCATCAACCTCAAAGGCTAGGGCCTTTGCTCTTTTTGGAACTATGGTTACTGGAATTCCTTGCTCCATAATTCTAGCCTTATCATAAAATGGTGTTTCGCCTGATTTTATAACAGTAGATTGGCGGAATGTTGCACTTACAGAAAGTCCCAAGCCAGTTACTGCATAATCAATATCAAATAGCCTTGCTTCTGGCGATCCTGCCTGATGCCACTCATAAACGTGATGTAGGGCATTGGGGTTAACTCTAGCATTAGAGTCAATAAATTCTTTTAATGCTTGCACAGTTATTGCACCAATTTTAGCCATTGCTACTGGCTTTGCTCGCTCAGCACCCTCAACAAATCCTTTTGTATAGCCTATTAAATTTTTCATATCCTTATTAAAGTCAGTAAGGTCAAAAGTAATCATTATAGATCACCTGCCTGATTCTCTGATCTTCTTAGTACGATTTTGTAATATTCAATTCCCCCGAAAGGTCCTACAAAGGGTTCTTGTGATGCAACTTCAAAAAGTGTTGATCTGCCAGCTCTTGGGCCTGCAGTTTCTAAATAAATTTCATTTCCACTTTTGTCTTTAATGTTGGTAACCAAGACATTTGTAATAGAATTTTTAGAATTGCGATCTCCAATTCTTATATCGTCTTTGATCCTTCCAACTAGAATTTTTTCTTGTGTTAATGCCACGTTTGGCTTAACCTCTTCTTTTAGCGATGTGCTTCCATCAGAAAAGTTACAAGCTATGGATTTATTGAGCATCCAGGTTTTCTTGACATCTCCATAAGCTCCCTGCTCAACTGTTGGGTAGTAAATTTCAGCACATAGGGGAAACATGAAGTCTGTAGAATTGCATGACATTACAAGACTCCTAGCGTTTGAATAGACTTAAGATACTTAGAAAGAATCTTGTCTACAATAATATTGCCCGTCCCCTCGAATACTCCGCTGTTAAACTTAAGTTTAAACTGGTCTGTGTTGTAATCTTCAATATAACGCTTGTAGTATTCAAGCTTACCGCATGAAATGTCGTCTACGAGCAGCTCAGAGGCTCTGACGATGTCTCCAGGGAGTCTCTTGTAGCCATCTTCTACAATGATAATATAGTCTGCTGTCCTAGCAAATCCTCTTGAGTAATAATCAATTACGCCCTGGTCAGAGCTAGCTATCGGAATTAGCAGCGATGCACCCTCTGCTCTATTAATAGCCCCTGCCTCTGTTTCAATAATTGCAGTCTTGTCTTTAGTAATTTCAAAATTTCTTTCGTATTCTGATGCATTTGCAGAGTCATAAATCAAAACATTATTTTCATAGACCTTAAGAACTTTTTTTGCATCACACCAAAGTGGTAGGTAGTCTGTTCCAAATCCAGATGTTTGGATTACCTTTTTACGGTAGTAAAATCCTTCTGTAATAATAGAGTCAATGATTGCACGAGCTAGCTCTTCATTCTTGGCGTACTCGCTAATTTCACTAGCAGTTGAACCGTGATCGTTTGGGTCACTATAAGGCCTTACGATTTCATAATAGTGTTCTTCGTCATCAATTGTAATCTCATATTGTCCGTCATACTGAGACGGAAGAGTAATGCTTACAGATGCATTGCTGTCTGATGTAACTGTTCCCCCAGAAATAGAGAGGTCCGCCATATCCTTAATTGAATAAGAGTATTCAGTGCTAGCATCTGTAACATCAATGCTAACAACTGAAGAATATGACGGAACCCTCAATATTTCCATGGTTTAAGAAAGCCCCTGAATTTCGCTTGGGTCCGCTAGACGTACGCCGTCAAGTGTTGTCCACTTTTCCGCTAGGTCTGCCTCCACGAAGTTGTAGCCTTTCTTGATTCGGCCTACGCCAACCCAGGAGATGTTGCGAGCAGAGTGAACTGCTGCTGTTTCAACCTTTGAAGCTGTCTTTTTAACAGCTGCTTTTGGAGTTGGTCTCTTTGTCTTACTAGAACCAATTACACCGTCTTCGACTGGTGCGAGAACGTTTACTTCATCAGATCCGCCAGTTACCTTAGCGTCAATTACATCCGATGCAGTCTTGCCCTCTTCCTCAATAGCAGCAAGCTGCTCTTCTGTCAAGTCTGTTCCCTCTGGTCTCTCGTAAGGAGTTGCATCTTGTATCATACCATCGCCGTCGCCATCAGTAGCATTGGGATTGTAATCAGTCATCTTGTCACGAATATCTTCTGACATTATTCCTCCTAGAATTTATCTTTATTATACCAGATGTATGTTTAAAGGGGCAGAGGCTGAGTAGCCCCTGCCCCCTCAAGGTTATTTAGTTATAGATTAGGATGCGTCTGCTGCGGCATCTGCCCAAGCAATTGCGTCCTCTTCCTCCCACTGAATACCAAAACGTACGAATACGGTGTACTCAATGGTGTCCTTCTTAGCCTTGTACTCACGGTTTACAGTGATGTCTCGCTGGAAACCCCATACACGGTTCTGAGGGAATGTTAGATCGATGTAACCATCTGGGTAGTAAGGTACTTCCTGTACCTCAATGCCTAGAACACGGGTAGTGCGAGCACCACCGAATGTCTGGTCTGTTCCAGATAGGTAACGCTCACGACCAGCTGGTGTACCAGCAGCACCTGCGTGAGAGCCAAAGGCCTCAGCAATAGCGTCCGCAAGTGTACCATTGTTCTTTACGATACCCTGGAACACGTCAGTACCAGCGTAGAACTTAAGATTGTTCTTAAGTGCACGATACTTACGTGGCATAGCCAGAATAATGTTCTGCATGACCTCTGGGGTCCAGCCATCGTTGGTTACTGTAACAACAGACTCGTGTGAGTCTCCGTTGCCCTGGTGCTTTGCGACGAAACCTGGCATAATGCTCAGGAATGCGTCAGAACCAGTACCAGTACCGTTAATTGCTAGATCTTCAATGTCATTTGCAAAAGCATTTGTCATTAGTCGAACCAAGTGGTCCTCAAGTGCAGCACCTTCGACGTTGTCTTCTAGTGCTTCAGCTGAGACCTCCCAGTCCAGACGGATCTTCTTTGTAGTCAGTTCAACCTTTGTGAACTGAGCACCAGTGTTGGTGTAGTCACCGTTAGCCTGTGCAGCTGCACGGATAACACGCTCACCCACATTGACCTTTTCGAGCTCCATTGTGTTTGCACGCATGGTAACTCGGCGGCCATCCTTGGCGAGAACAGTAGCATCCCAAACGTAGTCAATAAACCTACGGGCCTGTTCAGGGCGTAGGATACCACTAGCAGCATCACCCGAAGGATTTACGGCATTTGGACCACTTGTCACACCAAAGTTAGCTGTTGGAATGTTTCCTAGTGTATCTGCACCAGGATTCGTTACACCTCCAACACCACCAGATGCAAAAGCACCTTCTCCGTTATATAGACCAGAGTCAGCACCAGCAGCGTCTGGGTTATTCTTGATAATCTCTTCCGACATATTGTCACCTCCTAAGTGATTGTTGCTTAATTAAATAAGTCGGCAGTTTTGAGGAAACGTCCGCCCCATAGGGATTGCTCAGACTTTTCAATCTGAGTTTCCTGTACGATCTCGCCTAGATCGCCAGATTTGCGGAAAGCTGTGTCGGCCTCTACGGCATCTACACGCTTTCCAAGCTCATTAAAGCCGCTCTCAGCATTATTTAGTTTGGCGGAAACCTCACTAAGAGACTTTTTAAGGGAAGCAATCTCGTCGTTTAGTGACTTGACCACCTCAGACAGATCGCTAAAGGCAGATGTAATGTTAGACTTGATGTCTGAGACAACCTCTACAATTACATCGTCTGACTTAGATACCTCTTCAACAGAATCTGACTTCTTGTCTTCATAAGACTTCTCGTCATCCTCGTCCATGTCGTCAGACTTCATGGTCTCTTCGTCTTCCATATTGTCAGACTTTTCTTCCATTTCCTCTTCATCCATAGACTTCTCTTCTGTCTCAGCTTCGTCTGCCTTCTCGACAGTCTCAGCTACGGCATCTGCCTCTGGAGCGACCTCTGATTTTTCAACAACTTCTTCTGTAGTCTCTTCGACAACAGCCTCTGTGTTCTTTTCCATAGGACTTACCTCCTTGTCAATCTCAGTTCCAATGCCTTTAGCACTATCAACTAAGAACTTTATCATATCCATTTTTTCGTTATCGTTTGACTCAACGAAACCTATGTTCTTCATGCTGGTTCCAGATACTGGGCTTTCCTCAGAATCATTTTTAGACACCATGACTAATCCAGACTCTTCGTCCCAAAAAACATTTTCAATATCTACGTCAGCAATTTCTCCCTTGATTACATCTTTGCCATCTACCTTTTCGATAGAAACAATATTTGCATATTGGTTGGCTGGGTTGTCAACAAGAGAAAGCTCTACCAAGTCATAGTCTTTAATAATACGAATTGACTTGTCAATCTTGTCATCATAGGCATCATCCCACTTGTTCATCTTCCCCCCAATGGAGAAGCCTGATAGGGTGCCATCTAAAACTTTTTCCCAGGTGTCCTGTGCACCCTTTGAAACATAGGCGGAAACAAAAACGCCATTATACATCTTTTTTGACTGTGGGTCAAAATACTTGTCTTCTTTAAACGCAACCATCTTGCCTACAGCAATCGGCTCGTGCATTTCACGGATGTTTCCACGAAACTTTGCAAAAGCCTTCATTGAGGCTTCGGTTGTTACAATATCCATCTGCTTGTCAACATTGTCAAGCGTGGCAAATCCAGAGACGATTCTTCGCTCTTTGTCTACTTTAGTGAGGGGCATTGAAAAACGAACGGTATCGCCATCAGTGGCCCACTGAGCCTTTGATATAGTCATGGTATATTAATTATAGAAGCCTTTTTGTAAAATTGTTAACAAATCGTTAAGTTTTTTTAGTTTGAGCTTCTACCCTCCCCTCCAGCATTTCGACCTGAAATGGTGGCTGGGCTATCAGATTGATTGTTTGATCTCTCTGCATCTCTTTGCCTATTTCCTGCATTATTTGCCCTAGCATCTGTTGCCTGCCTTGCAGACATCTCGAATGGCTCGTCACCATCTGATCTTTGTGGAAGACCTAGAACTTCACGTGCCTCATTAGGTACCATAATCTGTGTCTTTACGTATCTCTCAAGAATCTGAGACTGAGCAATTTCATCAGTAAGGGTTAGCTCATTAAACTTAAATTCTAAGATGTCTGTCTTTTCACGAACTACCTTGTTAATCATTTTTTCAAGATTAGTCTGTGCGGGTCTTGCAACCTGCTCTTTAAATGTCCTATCTTGAGATAGTGCAGAAGCAATGCTTGATGAGTCTGCTCCACCAATTTTAGACAGTGGCACTTGATGTGCCACAAGGATATCATCACGATTACGAATACGATATTCGTTAAAGGATGCTTCTTGAACACCGTTCTCAATTGGCTTCATATCAAACTCTACCTTATTGGTATCTGAATCTCCTGGTAGTGGAATGTAGAGTGTTCTGTGAGACTGACCACGCAAATTGGTCTGCAAGAATCTAAAGAGCTTATCTTCTGCTTCAGCAGATAGCTTCGCTCCCTTAAGAGTTACTACATATCTTGGAACCGCCTTATTGCCAAAGTAGTCAATGTTATATTGAGATGCCAGCTGGTCTCCGTG